GTGGGTTTTACGCCTTCCAAAAGAAGGAATAAACACCGTGGCTAACGCCTTTAGTAAGGAAGAACGCGTTGCGTTCGAGCAGATTCTTGAGGGCTTCAACGACGCTCTTGTGATTTCCCGCAATGTCGCCAAGTTCGGCACCGATGGCCAGCTCATGGAGCGCGCCAACGATACGATCTGGCGTCCCATGCCCTACATCCTGAACAGCCAGAACCGCACCATGGGTTCGGCGGTTACTCCGCAGGATGTGACGCAGCTTTCGGTGCCCTCGCGCCTGACCGAAAAGAAGAACGTTTCGTGGAACATGAACGCTCTGGAACTTCGTGATGCGCTTCAGGAAGGCCGTCTTGGCAAGGCCGCTTATCAGCGCCTCGCTTCGGACATCAACACCAAGGTTCGTGACGTTGTGTCGCTTCAGGGCACGCTTGTCGTTCCGATCACTGGCGCTGCTGGTGACTATGACGACATCGCGCTTGCTGAGAGCATGATGAACGAGCAGGGCGTTCCGGAAGGTGATCGTTACCTCGCGCTTACCACGCGCGATTACAACGGCCTTGCGGGCAACCTGGCGGGTCGCCAGAACCTTGTGGCCAACAAGACCATCACCGCTTACGAGCGTTCGTATGTCGGTATGGTTGCAGGCTTCGAGACCTACAAGATTGACGCAGGCAAGCGCATTCCGGCTGCGGCTGGTGGTGGCTCCATCACCATCGCAACCAACGGTGCGCAGGTTCGCTACGTTCCGGACAACGTGGATGCCAACGGTAACAACGTTGACAACCGCTATCAGACCGTGACCGTTTCCAGCACGACCAACGTGGTTGCTGGCGATACCTTCACCATCGCCGGTATTGAAGCCGTTCACATGATTACGAAGGAAAGCACGGGCGTGCTTCGTACCTTCCGCGTGATCTCGGTTGACAGCGGCACGACCATGACGATCTCGCCGCCGATGATCGGTGCCAACTCCTCGCCTACGGCTGCGGAAACGGCATACAAGAACATCAACGTCGCTTCGACCAGCGCCACTGCGGCGATCAACTGGCTGAACGACAACGCGTCTGGTGCAAACCCGTTCTGGTTCAAGGACAGCGTCGAACTGCTTCCGGGCCGTTACGCTGTGCCGGATGGTCAGGGCGTGGATATCATGCGCGGCACGACCGATCAGGGCCTTGAGGTTGTGATGGGCAAGAAGTTCGATAACTCGACCTTCACCAGCCTTTACACTCTCGACGTTCTTTACGGGGTGGTTAACACCAACCCGCAGATGAACGGTGTGATCCTCTTCGGCCAGCCGTAAGAGGTGGGGTGGGGCGGCGGTTCTCCTAACGTCGCCCCACTTTTTTAGGAGATAAGGCAATGCCAATGAAGAAGGGTTACGGACCTAAAACCGTATCAGCCAACATCAAGAAAGAGATGATGGCAGGCAAGCCCCAAAAGCAGGCGGTGGCCATCGCTTTGGACGTTGCCAAGAAAGCAAAGAAGGCTCGCAAGAAGTGAGTGACTTCCCCACCATGGTTTACCGCACCCCCGGCGCGCACCGTGCGTCTGGCGGGTTGACGTTTGACTATCGCGGCATTGATGACGCTGGCGCGCTCAAGGCTGCGCTTGCGGACGGCTGGCACCTCTCGCTGCCTGAAGCGATTGCAGGTGATGCCATCGAAGCCATTGACGACGTATCGCCTGCCACCCGCGAGGAACTGGAGCAGAAAGCCCGCGAGCTTGGCATTGGATTTAACGCGCGCACGACCGACGCGGTGCTTGCGCAGCGCATTGCGGAGCGGGTTTGATGGGCTACACTCGCCGCGACTTCATTGATGGCGCTCTCGAAGAGATCGGCCTTGCCGCGTACAATTACGATGCGACGGCTGAGGAACTCAACAGCGCCATGCGCCGCCTTGATAGCATGATGGCGGAATGGAATGCGCGCGGCATTCGGGTCGGCTACCCGATCCCGTCCGGCCCCGGCACTGGCCAGCTTACCGACGAAACGGCTGCACCAGACAGCGCATGGGAAGCCATCGTCACCGGCCTCGCGCTGCGCATTGCGCCTAGCTTCGGCAAGACGGTGATGGCTGACACGCGGACTAACTTCATGCGGGCCTACCAGGCGCTGCTGAACATTCACGCGCAGCCATCCGAAGTGCAGCCGCGCAAGATGCCGCTGGGCGGCGGCAACAAGCCCTACTGGTGGGGTTATCAGGTATTTACCACGGGTCCGGTTGATCGGCTTGTTACCGGCGATGACGGCGTATTGGAGTTCTAGGTATGTCCACGATCAATCAACTCTCGGCGGTCGATAGCCTTAGCGCAGGGGATAGCGTCCCGGTTTACGCGCAGTCCCAAGGCGATGCGCGCAAGTTCTCGCTGACTACGCTAGTGGCGTATCTTTCGACTGCGTTCTCTACGCTGTCCGCTTCGTCCTACATCAAGGTGACTACGGTGACGGTTGCGAATCTGCCCAGCGCGGCCACGGCAGGGGCTGGAGCGCGTGCGACGGTATCGGATGCCAACGCTACCACATTCAACTCTGTGGTGGCCGGTGGCGGCGCTAACACGGTGCCTGTCTTTAGCACGGGTTCGGATTGGAGGATTGGCTAATGGAACGTCCCTTTACCCCCGCTTGGGGATCAACCACTGTCGTAAGCAATGCGACAAGTGCAACCGCCGCTTTGGTTCTGCCGAAGGACCGCGATTGCGTTGTCCTTACTAACACCAGCGCCACGGCCCGCACGCATGTCATGCTGACCGCTTACGAAAGCGAGGCGACCGTTCCGACCGGCACGGCTCCTACTACATCAACGGGCTTTCCGATTCTGCCGGGGCAGCAAATCCGCATTTATACCGGCTTCGGTCCTAAGCTCCTTCGCACGATTGCGACAGTAGCGGATGGTAGCATCATTATTACGCCGGGGTCTGGCCTCTAATGGACCTTGGTATGCACCTTCGGCTGGGGACGGTTAACAGGCCACTGCCGTCAATGGCGCTGGACTTCTTGACAGAGCCTGCCTTGAGTAGCACCGTTACGTTTGCTCGAAGCTCAGCTGCCACTAGAGTAGGGCAGGATGGGCTTATTCAAACCGTAGCGGTTGACGCGCCCCGCTTTGACTTTGACCCAGCTACACTTTCTCCGCGTGGCCTGCTGATTGAGGAGGCGCGGACAAACCTGCTGGTGAATAGCCCGATCAGCGGCGTGGCACTCCCGACGCAGAGTGTTTCGGTGACGGCGGTTCCGCATACGATTAGCTTCTACGGGACCGGGACCATAACGCTATCGGGCGCGGCTGTTGCCACTGTCGTCGGTACGGGCACGTATCCTAACCGGCGGGTGTTGACGTTCACCCCAATCTTGGGCGTGCTGGTCTGCACCGTGGTTGGCCTGGTGCAGTTTGCCCAACTTGAGGTTGGCTCGTTTGCGACTAGCTTCATCCCGACCGCCGCTTCGCCCGTGGCCCGGAGCGCGGACATTGCCACCATGACCGGGGCAAACTTCTCTAACTGGTACAACGCCAGCGCGGGAACGTTTGTTGCCAGCTATGGGGCTTCGCCAAACCAATTTGCCACGTATATAGCCGCGTCTAACGGCGTTGTCGGCCAAAACTCGGTTCATTTCGACAACGATAGCGGCGGAGCCATGCGTGCCGTTTACTATTCCGGCTCTGTGGCGCAGGCCACTTTGTCGCTCGGCGCTTATGGTGCTGCCGGTACTGTGAACAAGGTTGCTAGTGCGTATGCGGTGAATGACTTTGCGGCCTCGCGTAACGGCGGAACGGTTGTCACCGATACCTCTGGTGCGTTGCCGGTATCGCTGACGCAATTCAATATCGGCGCGGACCCAAGCGGCGCGGCGGTTAACGTAAGCAACTCGCACATCCGCACCATTGCCTACTACAACAGGCGCTTGCCTAACGCGCAACTTCAGGCTCTCTCTGCATGACGCAAATACCGATCCTTAGCGGCATTTACTCGGACACTTCACCGGCTCTGCGTACATCGTACCCGGTGAACTTCTTTGCTGTGCCCAAGGATAACGGCGTCTCTACCGGCTTCCTGCGGCCCGCAGATGGCCTCACCGCATGGAGCGCTACGTCTGGCGTGTGCCGTGGCTTGATCCTCTGGAATGGCATTCTCTACGCAGTCAACGGCAGCAATCTCTGCTCGATTAGCAGCGCGGGCGTGGAGACGGTGATTGGCGATGTTGGCAATGACGACTTGCCGGTAACGCTTGATTATGGCTTCGACGATCTGGCCATTGCGTCGAACGGCAACCTGTTTCTCTACAATCCCTCGGACGGGCTGCGGCAGAATGTGGACCCTGACCTTGGCACGGTGAACGATGTGCTATGGGTTGATGGGTATTACATGACTACCGACGGCACGTTCCTAGTCGTGACGGAACTTAACGACCCGCTGGCTGTCAACCCGCTCAAGTATGGCTCCTCGGAAGCGGATCCGGACCCGATCATTGCCATCCTGAAACTGCGTAACGAGGTGGTTGCGCTGAACCGGCACACCATCGAAATGTTTGATAACATCGGCGGGAGCCTGTTCCCCTTCCAGCGCATCGAAGGCGCGCAAGTTGAAAAGGGCTGCATTGGCAAGGACGCGTGCTGCATCTACATGGAGGCGGTTGCGTTCCTCGGTTCGGGCTTCAACGAGCAGCCTGCCGTGTACTTGGCCGGTAATGCCAATGCGGTCAAGATTAGCACGCATGAGATTGACACGCTCCTAGAGGCATATACCGAAGAGGAACTCGCTCAGGCCATCCTAGAGGCGCGCAACGAAGGCTCGCACCAGTTCCTCTACGTTCACCTGCCTGACCGCACGCTGGTCTATGACGGCGGCGCATCGCGGGACTTGCAGGTTCCCGTCTGGACGGTGCTGACAAGCAGCTTGGAGGACTTCTCGCAGTACCGCGCGCGGCATCTCTGTTACGCCTACAACGCATGGCGGTGCGCTGATCCTCAAGCCAATCGCATTGGGTATCTGCGCCGGGACATCTCCAGCCACTATGGCGAGCCGGTGCGTTGGGAATTTGGCACGCTGATTGTCTACAACGGCGGCTCAGGCGTGCTGTTTAATAGCCTGGAGCTTATGGCGCTAACGGGTTCGGTCGCCTTGGGTGAAGATCCGGCTATCTCGACCAGCTACAGCGTTGACGGGCTGTCATGGTCAATTGACCGGACCATCTCGCTAGGCACCATTGGCAATACCACCAAGCGCCTTGCATGGATGAAGCAAGGCAAGATGCAGGATAGGCGCATTCAACGCTTCCGGGGCACCAGTGACGCGCACGCCTCGTTTATGCGCCTTGAGGCCACCCTAGAGCCGTTGGCTTGGTAATGGCAAACAAGCTCACCCTCACCCGCAATCAGCTTGCCGCCTTCCTTGGCGACCATGAGCAAATCAAGCAGTTTGAGCGGCTCATTCTGCTGGTGCAGGAATATCTTAATTCCGGCATGATCGACGGAATCGACGTTACGGGCGGTAATGCGCTTGCGGCGGCTAACGCGAATGCGGATGCGATACAGAGCCTGGCCGACACGCTCGACCGTGCGCCGCCCGCTGCTGACTTGTCGGGGTTGGACAGCCGCTTGGGGGCATTGGAAGCGCAGCCGGGGCCGGTTGACCTAGGGGGTGTGTTTGACCGCCTAAGCGCGCTTGAGGCATCCCCTGTCGCGCCAGCGGTGGCCAAGGTCGGTCTAACGGGTGACGCTGCGGACTTGATTGGCAATCTGCCGGTTGCGAGATTAAACAGCGGCACGGGCGCAAACGGGACAACCTTTTGGCGCGGCGATGGTACGTGGGCAACGCCTAGCGGCGGTGGATCGTATAGCTATACGGTCACAAGCCAATCAGTTAGCTATGCAGAGACAGCCACTAGCGGCGACCAAGTGGTTCTCGTGACCGGGGCGGCGGTAACAGTTACGTTACCCACTGCGGTTGGCAACACGGCGCGATTTACGTTCAAGCTGATGGTGGCTGGAACCATGACGCTGG